CCATTCGAGAAAAGATTATTTAAATCCGTCATTACAGGAGCAGGAAATGATCCACCGGGAGTACCAGGCCTACCGCTATTTCCTCCAGAGGCAGTGACTGTGGTAGTTCCTGGAATAGACCAATAAGGCGAACTTACGTCATTTGGAATTGTTAATGAAACCGGATCATTCCCATAAGAGGCAAGAAGTGAATCTACGGGTGTAGTCACATATTTAATAATCGATGGTCCTCCTGCACCAGGGCCATTAGGTCGAGAGGGATGTGCGGTGCCCGTCTGTCCATTATTACCAAAAGCAGTCATCAATGTAATATCGATACCTCTTCCAGTAAAACCAGATAAATTAACACTATCTGATGCCAAAAGACTCATAAAATATGGTGTTGGAGTTCCTCCACTAGGAGCATTTGTTCCTCCTCCAGTTCTTCCGCTGTTAAAAAATCCTATTGCGCGGCCATTTTGAGTTACTCCCAAAAGTTTTGCATTAAGATTCGATGTTATTCTCCTAATTCCCATGATAGTATCAGATATCGGTATCGCCAATAATTTGGAAGTTCATAACGGTTCCAATTCCCGTTCCTCCAGCATAATAATATGGAGCATTAACTTCTGCAACTAATTTATCGCCATTTACCATTACAATAGGATAATTAAATTCAACAAAATATGTGTCATTTGTTGCTAAATCAATTCTTGCAATTCTATATTCAGTTTTTCCTTCTCCAGATGCGGCAACTCCATTTGGATAAACATATAAAGATGCAGTAGAAGTTGAAAGACCAGTATTATGTACTACTACACTACGAAGATAAGTAGTTGATGCAGTACCAGCTGCAGTTGCTGTAGTACCAACAGTAAAAATGCCGACAGTGGCAATTCCTGTTATTGACTGAACATTTAGAAGTTTCGTTCTCTTGAGTGCCATTTTTTTCCTGTTCCTTTTTTTATTTTTATTTATATTTATGAAAACAGTGCGCTATCTAAATCAGTGTATCCTGCTGGAAGTCCAGTTAAGTTTTCTCCAGATCCAACAAAAGATGTTGCAGTAACAACACCAACAGTATTTACATTCTCAACATTTACTAAATTTTTATTGTCATCAATAATAATAGTGTCTGATATTTTAACAGCCATTTTTTTGTTCCACTAGTACTTTGTGAACCTCAAATATTTATGTATTTTTTTAATTAAACAGTGCGGCATCAAGTTCAGTAAATCCCGCAGGAATATTGAGGTTTGTAAGTGCAGAACCATCAAGTGCTGGTAATGCACCACTTAAATTTGATGATGGAACAGTTCCATCAAAACTAGTCGCAGTTGCAACACCAGTTACATTTAATCCAGAGTTAAATGTTGGTGCTCCTGTTCCTGCTCTATTAGAGTAATTATCTGCACGAACTCTACCACCAGAACCACCAAGAGCAGGTAATGCTGCTGTTGTTCCAATTCCAAGAATGTTTGGAATAAATTCATCACCGTCTGCAACAATAAAGTCTGCATCACCATCAACACGAATTTCTGCATACTGTGTATATGCAACAATCGCAGTATCCGGCGGATCAACAGTAACTGTTTGTCCAATTCCTAAAACTTGATCCGTAAAATAAATTTTATTCAGCGGATTTGTTTGATCAGAACTGAGTGCAGTTCCAAGTCCTGCAGGCAAGTTGGTAAGATTACTACCGTCTCCTTCAAAAGATGTTGCTGTTACAACACCAGTCACATCAAGTCCACTGTTATTAATTGTAACGGAAGTTCCTACAACAGATGCTGAGGATGTGATAATTCCTGTTACATTAATATTACCATTCAGTGGATTTAACAACTGAGACTTGGTTTGAGACATTATTATACTATTTTTTTAGTTATTTATAAACATAAAAAAGCATCCAGAAAACTGGATGCTCGTCTGCACATGAAGTGCATCTCCCTTCACACGGCCCTTATATTGTACCATACTTTTGCTCTTTCCACAATACCTCAAGTTTCTTATCAAAGGTCATCAGAAACCGATGTTTACGACTTCTTTCTCTCCATTCACCATCTTTTCCTTTGACACTTCCTCTCGAGTGCTTAGTGCCATCGGAATAATAAAAATCTTTCTTGGGTTCTGTTAACCCATAGTACTTAAAATTACAAGCTCTGTATATAGTTCCACTGTGGTGATTAGCATCAGCGTAACTAAGAATGCTACGAACTGTGGCATCTCTACGAAACCTCTTGATACATTTACTTACAAACCAAGATGTTATATTATATTCTTCCTTTTGTATGTCGGGATGTATACAAAGTCGTGAGAGTTCATACAAACCCTCTTGCTTATCTCTTTCTAAACCAAAAGCACCTACGGCAATTTCTGGAACTGGGAGTCCAGTAAAAATGCAAGCACCAAGACACCCGCCAATATTAAGAGGACATTCCCATGAAGGACGTTTGAAAAGTCCATAGTTGAATCCCGATTTGAAATCTTTAGATTCATCTTTTAAATAATGATGAGTGTAAAGAAGATTTTTGATTTCTTCCTTACCAACTCTATCTATATAAAAGTCGGACTTTGCCAAAGTATTTTTACTTACTTATGTTGTGATTCTAACATATATTCTACAGTATTTGCAATATCATTCATTGCAATACGAAGATCTGGTTGCTGGCCAGATTCCATCATGAATGGATCTGCATGTTCATCACACAGAGTCCATCTCCACTGTTGTTGATGCTCAGAGTACCACAAATTAATTTTCATTTTTTGAATACTCAAGTTTAACCCAATTTAGAAGAGCATTCAGTTCTGCTCTTTCCATTTCACGCATATCTTCACCCTTACTAAAAAGTAAGAAGTCAAGTGCCTTGATAACATTTTGACGATCTTTTTGTGATAATAGAGACATAATAATAGTAAATGTCTAAAGCCCCCGACAAGACTTGAACTTGCGACATCAGCTTTACAAAAGCTGCGCTCTACCAACTGAGCTACAGGGGCATTTGAGATTATTTAGAGAATAAATCTCAAGTGCGAGTAGGGAGACTTGAACTCCCACGGGCATAATGCCCAACAGATTTTAAGTCTGGTGCGTCTACCGATTCCGCCATACTCGCATAAAAAAACCTTATTCAGGTTTCCAAGTTGGTGGATGGAAATGGCAGTACTCATTAAAAGTAATCTTCATTTCCTTATTAGTAAGGTTAGCGTGTTTTGCTGCTTTTGGCAAGTTCCACTTTGCAGAGAACAGCATCTCCATTGATTTTCTTGTTTCTGGGCGCATTTGAAAAAAGTATCGTGTGAAAAAATTTGCCGGGATTTTTTGCCCCGAAAAATGGAATTAAAAGTTGATTTTGGTTCAGACTGGATCTGAATAACCAATCATATCTTCACTAAGAACTTCACGGATAAAGTTTAGCACGTTCATAAACTCATCCACGGTTTCACATTCCACTTCTCTTTCTGTCCCTTCACTAGAATACATGTAGATTTTCCTTTTGATTGGATCCACAACACATCGAGTCAGATACTCGTCTTGCATAGAATTTGTTTGATTACCTTAGTAGTATAGCACTCCCAAGAAGGCCTGTCAATAGAGGGCACCAGATATATTTCCATCAATATTCACTACCCATACGGTAGCCGTTCCTCCCACTGTACCATTGTAACTCGTGAGAGTTGTAACTCCAACAGAATAAAATCCAGACTGCGATAATGGAACTGTACTAAATCCAGAAGTCGTTGTACTTGCTTCTATTATCATGGTTCTTTCAAATCCACTAGTGTTACTAAGATAAAGATATGTAGATCTTCCATCCGTTAAATTTGATATTTGAAATTTTTTAGTACCAGAAAAAGAAGCTTTATGATGATGATATTTGACTTGAGAAGAATCTACTACGAAATCATCAGTCGTACTATCAGTACTACTTGAAGTTCCCGATGCATCAAAAATTAACGATGTTGTAATACCAGCAACGTTTAAATTGCCATTATAACTTCCACATGCATCAATACGAAGATCTCCTAAGAAAGTTCCAATACCACAAGGACTAAGTTGATTCCAATCTAAATTTGGATCTGGTAATCTATCCTTCAGTTCAGAAGATCCTGTTGTACCAATATAAGAACCACCTTCTGGAAGTAAAAATACGTAGTCATAAAGAGGCATTATTATTCTCCTTCATTTTTAATACGGTTTTCTCAATTGATTCATTAATTAAATTTTCAACATAGTTATGCTCATAGTTAAAGGAATAACCCTCATTACCACCAGGATAATCTAAATGACTTTCACCTTCATATTCAACAATCAAGTCATCATCATATCTTGATGCATGAATTACATAATTATACTCAATATCAACACCAGAGACTTCCCAATTTGTTCCAACATATATTTTATTATCTTCAATTTTTTCAACAAACAATACATATGGACTTCCAATTGGTGTTAAATGAACACTTATTGTTTCTTCTTTTACAAGTCCTCTCCAATAATCTGGAAGTTGAATTACCTTTCCCTTTGTTTTTCCGTGAAGATATACACCGATTTCGGGGCCTTCTAAGCAAACATGACGCAATCTCCAACCTTTTTTGGTTGGATGTGGCATATCAAAGGGAAGATTTTTTTTATTTGAAAGGACATGAGCACCGCTATTTGATATAACTTCACCCTGTCCATAAAAACTTATTGAATCGTGAGCATAAATGCTTCCAACTCTCATATTATAGTAATACCAGGGAATACACTCTGGTTTAAGTTCCAAATCAATATCATTATAGATATCATCATTATCTGGTTTTGGAACCCAATCATAATTATATGATGGTTGTCCTACAATAATAGGATCACTACAATCCTTTTCTCCACGAAATCTTGCGCTTAAATCATTTCCAGTTTTTGGATCAAATGCCATTTTTTATACCTCAATTTTTACGAATATCATAATCCCAACCAACAACAGAATACTCATTATTATTCCCAGGATAATCATTTGGAGTTTCTCCAGGATATTCTGGCATTAATTTTTCTCCATCTTTACGTTCAGCAAAGATTTGATAGAAACAATCAATTGGCATTCCACCCTTTGATTGCAAATAAATTTTTGATTCGTCCCATCTTTTTACAATTACATCTTGATGTGCTCCAATTGGAGTTAAGCTAACTGTAATTGTTTCAGAATCAACTAAACCTTTCCAGTAATCTGGAAGGTTGATTTCAGTTTTACCTTTTATTCTTCCTCGCACAAATACATCGTTTGATGGCCCTTCAGGACAAGTATGTCTCAATCTCCACCCATCTTTTGTTGGATGTTTAATGTCAAAATTTTTCTTTAATGAAAGAATATGTTGTGCTCCACCAAATCTTGAAATGACTTCTCCTTGTGCAAGGACATGACTTCCCGATTCAATCTGACGATTAACTGTAAGATTATCAAACACACAAGCATCACCCACAACAGATAATGAATATGGAGTATGATTGAATCCACAAATTGCGCCAATAATTAATGGCGGAGTTGATTCTAAATTTTTATTAGGCCCAATCATTGAAGTTGCAGCAACAATCGGAAACTGTTTTTCATCGCCAAAAATTGTTGGGCCTTCAATAAAAGCAGATCCTCTTGCCTCTGATGGCCCAATACCTAATGCAATTGGTTCCCCATTGCCAACAAAAAATCTTTTTCCGCAATATAAATCTGGTACTTTCATCGATTATTCACCTCATTTTGATAGGTATATGTCTTAGATCCATTTATTTTTGTTGCACCATCAGCACAATCAATTAATCCTCCGTATATATTTAATATACCTCTCCCAATACACTCTACAGTATTTTCCGAAAATATTTTGCAGGAAACTTTTGCTTTGATGTCAACCGTTTGTGAATTTATAATAACTTTTTCATTCGAATCTAAAATAATATTACCATTTTGTCCGTCAGCACCTGATGCAATCAGTTCAATATTCTCTGCATAAATTCTAATCCTTCCATTTGGTGCTCCAATAATTATGTCACCATTTTCTGCCAATTGATAAATTGCTGGAGTTTCTTTCGCAACGTCTTTACCAGAAACAACTGCAAATGATCCTGGACATACATTTATTGTACTTCCCCTTCTCCCTTGATTAATATCACCAGTAGAATCCATTTGCATATAATGTCTTCCACCATCAGCACCAGTTCTTAAAAGAACTCCTGCAAGATTATTGTCATCATGAATATGTCCAAATTTTATTTCCCCATGTTCATTACCTAATCGATAGGCATGATAGTTGATTCTTTCTGACATTAAACTTTACCTACACAGTCAACAACATTAATAATATTTCTAAGTAACTTGACTTTATCTTGTGGGACATCACCAACTCTAACAACATTAAACACTGGAGTTAATTTTGCATTATAACCTGTTTCACTTTGAATGTAAATATCTGGAAACTCAGTAAACCCAACTCCAGGATTTAAAACATTTATACCTGTTACAGAACCAGTGTCGTCAAATACTGGAGACAATTCAGCACCATTATCTGGAGTAATAACAATTTTATCTCCAGTATTATAATTTACTCCAGAATCTGAAACATAAACTGAACCCACTTCCAGGGTAACAGGATAATCTCCACCAGTTAATGTTGGATCTGTTCCTCTTATTGGTGGATTTACATCAATAGAAGGTGCTGTAATTGTTTGTTCTTCTGTTATTGTATTTGGTGGTTGTGAAGATGATTGAACAATATCACCAGGATTTACTGTTAGAATATCTCCAGGATTATATGGAAGATCATAAGTACCATCAGTTCTCTTTACAGTTGTTTGATCTGGATTAGCCCAAACTCTACCATCACCACCTTGAGAACCATCAGGAGCGGGTAAATATCCAGTTCCTGGATTATCAATAATTACATAATCAACTCCACCATTATCATCAAGAACAGTTGTTCCTGTTGCTCCAGATCCATTTCCACAGTTATCTTCAAATCTCACAAAAGGTGGATTTGTATACCCATTACCTGAAGTAATAATATCAACACCGAGAATATCTCCTGTTGCACTGATAACCGCATTTCCAGTAGCACCAGATCCATTGCCACCATAGAAAATTACGTTCGGAGGACTGCAAAAAACAGGGCCAACATTACAAGAATCTTCAAATGCACTTTCAAAATCTAAATCAAAATCATAATTATTCAAATCAATTGCATTAGTAAATGATGATGAATAGTTATTAATTTTATCTACAATTGAACTAATATCAATTGTTGCATATGAATTTCCACCATTCCAAATACTCCATTCCTGTATTTGTGGACAAGATGGTGTTTCTTCACAAGAAAGAAACGACAGTAAATCACGAATGAATCCTGTTATATTATCTGCAATATCAAAAGAACTAAAAAGTGCTTTTATTGGATTAAGAATTAAATTTAAACTCGAACGAATAAATCCAAGAAGTTGTCCAAGAAGAACTCCAATAAAATTTTCAACAGCACACAATGGAGTATTGATAAATCGATCTACTGCTTGTAATAAAAATTTACCAACCATCGAAAGTAAATTAGAAATAATTCTCCTAAACAAACAAGAAATTAAATCGTTAGCAGTTTCAATTTGCCTCTTCAATTCAGGCCTTTGATTTGGAAATAAAAAATAATAAAAATCTTTTGCAGTATTATTAACTGTATTAATTACATATTTTTGAATTTCAGTAATAATCCATTTCACACCGCCAGATACAAATTTTGTAGCATTATTAATTGTTTTGTTAATCTCATTCTCAACATTTGATATATTTGTTGATACATTTGTTGCCCAATCAGTTTTTGTTTTTTTAAATCTTTCAACATCAAGAATCATATTTCTGATTTGTGCTTGAATCTCACCCAATGGAACTGGTTCACATCTTGACGTTATGGGAGCAGGATTTTCCCTTTTACCATTTTCATATTGTTCTCTAGAACCTCCATCAGTCCTTCCATTATCTAATGAAATATTTGATTCTGTTGCAGTAGAATTACTCTGACTTTGAGTTTGTCCTGGATTTTTTACCTGAGTTGCAGAACCATTTTCTTGAACTAAAGGAAGAGCATATCTTGGTACTACATCTCTATTTGTAAATCCACTAAAAGGTAAAAATGGTATAGGAGGAATCTCTTTAGAAATTGCAGTATATTGATTAAACCCAATAACACCAATGATAATTGGTTGTTGAGCATCCTCACCATCCAGGAAAAACCCATAAACAAAATTTCCCTGTCTTAGGTTTGGAGTTTGCGATGCACCACCAGAACCGCTTCCAGCAGTGACTGGAAGCATCACTGAAGCCCAAGGAAGTTCTTCATCAGTTAAATCATCAGGAGCAGCAGTATGATATCCCATGATACGAACTTTATATCGATAATCAAATCCTTCATGATCAGAAGTCGTATCAGTTCTTCTTCCAGGGATATTTTGAACCCATGCATTCTCATCAACAATTTGTCCTATCCACCAGATAAAACCATCACGGCCGACAAAATGCCTTTTAAATAATCCTTGTTCAATCATTATATATTCTACACTCCGGCGCGTCTGGGTTCATATCACAAAAGAGTTCCAATGAAGTTGGATCTTTTGTTTCTTGTGGATGATTTTTCTGATATCTTTCCAAATCTTCAAGTTCACTTTGTATGTGTCTTCGACGCTGTGAACTTAATGAACCATTATCAAGTTCATTTTTATCATCTTCTATATGTTGCTGTAATGTTCTGTTTGCCATTTTCTTTAGTAAGATTTTCTACCAAAACTATCTCTAACAAGAGTCATACTAGTAAAAGTATCTCTTGGTGTAATACGATGACATAAACTTGCTATCATATATATACCACCACTTTTCTTATTATATGATTTATTATCGTTGATAGTTAGTTCAGGAAAGTCACAATGAATTAAATCCCCCGCCCTTAAACTAAAATCACCAGCAATTGTGACATTAATTTTAATAATAAACATTTGATTATATCTCATCACCGATTGTACCATTGTTTTTGGCGCATCAAATGTTGGATTAAATGGTTGATCTTTCCAATTTGATAATTGTTCTGCAGTAGATCTGCCGGAAGGTAAAGTTCCAACATCAAGAACTTGATTCATTAATCTTGAAGTTGGAGTTCTAAATTCCTCCGCAACAGTATTAATTGGATCTAGTCCACCAGTTACAATTTTTTCACCTTGATTATCATCAACGTTATAATCTCTTACCTCATAATCCATTGCATAAAAATCAAAGAACAAACTCCGATTTGAATATGTTCCCAATACTAGATTATTTTGAAGATCAATATCTCTTTCTATATTATATGATAATATCTTTCCAGAATAACCTTCGGGTTTTTCTGCAGTATTATTGTAGATATAGTTCTTCTTGTATTCTTGACTAAAAAGAGAATCAATAGATCTAAAATTAAATCCATCATAAGTTTCATAAAATAAATATCCCGCTGCTCCGCCAGATTGTCCAGCATTTGAAGGAATTGATTTTGATGCCAGCCAAGTGCAGGTGTAAAAAGGTTTTCTATCATTTCCAATAAAATTATAATTATTACTTGTCTCATCAACAATTACATTTTTTTTAGTTTTAATGCCAACCGCACCTGAAGTGGATTGTGTAAGTATACTTCTTACAGAATCTGATATTTTTCCTTCATATCTTTTTACAACTCTACACTGCTCATTTGCAAATAATTCTCTTGATGTAAAATCAATATAATATACATCTTTCTGAGTTCCAGGATCAATGTCCCTGACACGATTGATGTATAATGATGTATCATTTTTAAACGTCAATGTATTTGGATTATCTTGAGAATCATTAAATACGATAAAAGATTGTTCTCCACCACGAATTGGAAGAGTGTCAATCATCCCCCTATCTTTCAAGGTTTCTTTTGTTTGCGAATCAGTAAATCCAGTTTCTACAACTGTAGCAGTTAATGAAACTGAATTTGATAATATACTCTCATAATAACTAAGTTCGACAATAGCTGCAGATAAATCAACCGATTCTCCACTATCTTGTGCCTGGAAAACCTGAAACTGAGTTATATTACCAACTCTTGTATTTGTATTATCTGCCATTATCCTTGTTTGTATAAGAACCCAGTAAGTTGAGTTTGATAGTAACTATTTAATAATGCTTTCTTAGACATTCCTATTGGCATTGGAAGAACACCACCACCAACGGGAAGTACTCCCCCCTGATCTGATGGAATTGGAATAGGAACCATTACAGTCCCACCTCTCCGATCATAAGATGCTTGTTGAGCAATCTTTTGCGCTTGTGCAGTAGCAGCAATTCCACCTTTTTGATCTAAAGATGCTAAGAATTTTGTAGGATCTAAAGTTCCTTCAAAGGATCCAGAAGCTCCCGCCTTTCCTTTTCGTATTTCATAATGAAATACACCAGTTTGACTTGTTCCTTTTTGAACTGGAGTTCCTGGACGGATGACATCACCAACTTTAACAAGGTTTACGTCACCTTCAGCAATTCTTTCAGTAACTCCAAGTTCACTATTGTAAACATCAACAACATTTCCATATCCACCGCCAGCATTTGCTGCATATATCACACGTCCACCAATTCTACTATAGAACTTATCATTAGGCCCAGCATCAAAATCTACTCCAGCGTGTTTTCTTCCACCAGGGCGATGAGCGCCATAATGTTGCCTTCCAGGGAGAGTATTTGTTGGTGGTAATGGTGGTAATTGAGATTGTTTTATTAAAGGAGTTGATGGTGTTGCTGGAGGAAGTTCTGGTGCTGGGGGTGCTTGTGTTTGTCCAGTAGAAATACCTGGGAAGTTTGGTTTTCCAGCAGGCCCTGGATTAGTTTTTCCATATGCAATAGATCCTGGGCCAACGTACCACCCAAATAAATGTCCATATCTAGTTTTATATCCAAGTCCACCAGGATATTTGTTTGCTGCACTAGGAACTGCAAAGTCCGTTCTTCCCCCTACCCAATCAGCAGCATTTTTCATCAGAGTTAGATTTTCTAATGCCCTTGCAGTATCATTAATTATTCTTTCTGCTACGACTCTACTTGTAATATTTGGGTGGGATAGAACTGCATTAATAGCACTTTCTCTGTCAGATATACCTGCAAATAAATTAGAATTACCTTCTCTTACTGGTTGATATTGATTTTTTGCTAAGATATGTCCTTTAATTGTATCTGATCTTTGCCCAAAATTTTTGCCAGATGCAACTCTATTGTAAATCGATTGTGCAACATCTGCTCTTCCCTGTTGATTGCTACTTTCAAGCGATGAAATTGCAACTAATGTCCACCAATCAGCATTTGCACCTTCAGGAACATCTCCAGTTGTTCCCAAATCTCCTGGCATTGGTTGATTAAATCCTTGATATGGATCGGTATTTTTATTGCTGGAAGGTGGATTAAGTTCTTCTTCTGGAGGTTTAATTTCAAATACCTTTGCCTTTAGTTGCTTATAGATTTCTTTTCCAGCCCAATCTCCAACAATACCACCAACAAATCCACCAGCAAGTGTACCAAGTCCAGGAAAAATTAAACTTCCAACACCAGCACCAATTGAAGCACCAAGAGATGCACCTGCTGCTCCTGCAACTGCATTGTCCAATTGTTCTCCCATTGCCATATCAATACCAATACCAATCAATGCACCAATAAAAGGAATTCTTTTGAAGACTTTTGAAACTTTCCCAAGTCTTTTTACACCTTTATCTCCAAATAAATTCTTTGCACGATCTATTGTTGTTGTAGATGTTGGTTTTGGAGTTGATGGTTTTGCAGGTTTGACTGGTTTTTTTGCAGTAGGTTTTGCTTTCGAAGGATCAACTCTTTTTGGAGTCCCACCTCCCCTTGTAGTTGGTGTTCCTGTTACAAGTCCTGCGACTTGTTTAATTTTATTAGCAACAAATTTACCGACACCTACCAAAAGATTTTTTAATGACACCCCAAGTTTCTTTAATAGTTTTCCTGCCAGAGTGGCGGGCCCTTTTGTGATTAATTTTCCAAACTTTAATAATGCTCGAATTTGCTTTCTAAAAACTGTTGTGAGACTTATAATTCCAATACGAATAACATCCCAAATATTATTAATACCACTTGCAATATCATCAAAAATTTTAAAGATGGTGTCGCTATTCTTAAGAAGAAACTTAAGTAAACTTCCAATCAAAATACTCGTAAAAAAGTTCATGATTTTATCCATGAAACTCATTTTAGGAGCAGATGGAAGTAAACCACCATCTTTCTTTTTAACTTTCTTCTCTTCTAATTGTTCCTCCCGTTCCTTTTTATCTTCTTTATCATCTTCCTTTCTTTGGTTTTCTGCTTCTTTTTTTGTCTTCTTTTTCTTTTCTTTAAAATACTTAATAATATTATCAAGAATTTCTGAAATATAATTTCCTTTCTTTTTCAAATTTTCTATAGTTGCATCTTCGGTTGACTTATCTTCAACCGATTTAACATCATCAACAAACTTTGAAAGATTAATTTTAGGTGCAGAAGGTGCTAAAGATATTGATTTTTTTGTAACCTTAACGATATCAGATCCACTTTTAGTATCAGAAGATCCAAGTAACTTCTTACCATCTACCTTTTTTGTTTCGGTAGATTTGGAACCCGATGGTAAAAGTAACTTTGTTGCTGTGCCTGCTAAAAGTGGTAACATATTATCCGATTAAATTATAGATTGATTTAACCACTAATGTTGTCATATTATTTGGATCTTCTGAAGAGAATGATGGTACAGTTGCTTGTTGTCCAGAAGATCCACTTGTAGGAGCTTGAACTCCACCTTTTGTTGGAATTGGAATTGGAACAACACTCACTTGAGAAGCAGATGGAGCACTTGGAACTTGTGATTTTTTACTACCATATGTTTCTATTATTGCTTGGATGACAGGATTTCCTGCTGCTTGTTTAGCACCAATATCACCCTTTAATAATCCTTGTTCATAACCACCTTCCAATTTTGCAAGTTCAATCATACTAATTCCACCACGATTCATAGCATATCCTTGTTGAAATCTTCCCTTATATCCTGCACCAAAAGATCCTACACTACTTGCAAGAGCTGAATCTAATTTTGAAAAATTCGTATAACTTCCAAGCAATCCTGCCCCCATTCCTTGTGGGCCATAAGCATCATGATGAATTTCTAAAACTTCATATCCTTGACTTTCCAATCCTTTATAGTAAGAAACTGCTTTCCTAAGTCCATCATCAGAATCTGGAAACATTTTTTCAAAATATTGAATTGGAATTTTAGGATCTTTTTGTTTTACTTGATTGACAATAAATTGAGCCATTACTTTATTTGCTTTCAATTCGCCCATTTTTCCAGTTGCTCCAGGAGTTCCACCACCATAGGTATGTCCAGGAACAACTACAATTCCTTTTGGAGCATTGCCACTTTTAACTTTTGCAATAGAATTTCTAACTCTAGTAATTCCATATTGTTTATCCATTCCAACTTGTCCACCTTGTTGCATTGCTTGAATTCCATTCAATGCTCCGAATTTTGGTTGATTGGTAGATCCTGCCATTGAATTCATGGCAAGTAAATTGCCAGCACCAAACATATCAACGGCAGGTTTGCTCATCATTACTTCCCCAGGTTGAGCAGCAATAAGTTGAGTATCTTTTCCAAGTCCTGTGATTGTTAATCCAGAATTATTGGTTATATTTCCACCTTCAGCATATGAAAGTTCTTTTACATTAATGACTGTGCCACCTTCTTCTTGTTGTTGAACTGGAATTGTGGGTATTTGTATTGGAGAATTATCTGGTAATCTATTAATTGGTTTAAACTTTATTGGATCTTGTCCAAAAAACTTCGTGACATTATTGATAGTATCGATTGCACCTTGTATTCCAGTATTCATCTGATCAATGATAAAATTAATTGGAGAGGTAACAAATCTCCACAACCAATTAATAATTCCATTCAAAAAATTTACAATTCCATTTACAAAATTTTTCAAAGGATTTAATATTATACTAGGATCATTAATAACTTTCAATAAAAATTTAACCGCAGATCCAAGAAGAATCATCATAAAGAAATTCTTTATCCTATCAAAAAAACTTACAAATGGTTTTGTAACTTTTTTAAATATATTTTCTGTTTTAGATTTTGATTTTGATTCTAATTCTTCTTCTCTTTTTTTCTTTTTTTCCTTCCTACCTTTTCTTCTTTTTTTCTCTTCTGCTTTTTTTTCTTCCTTATCTTCTTCTCTTATTTGATTCAATAATTCATCTAACTTATCACCAATGGTATCCAACTCATCAATAATAGCTTCTTTAAATTCTATAACTTCCTCTGCTGTTTTTTCTTCTCCAATTTCTGCTTGAGGTAATAATTTTTGAGCATCAATGGTTGTCTTTTTTGGTGTCGGTGTCTTTTTATCTAACACCTTTTCAATACTTATCTGTTTCTTCTTTACTTTAAAACTTCCCGTTTTTCCACGAACTCTTTTATATTCATTCGTAATCAACTCTGCACTTTCAGTAGTCATTTGACTACCAGACATTCGTGCTTGTACTGCTTTTTCCTTTAAAAGAGTTGCATATTCTTCATAAGTTAAATCAAATACATCTTCCAATCCTAGGATAGAAAGAATTTGAGAGTCTATTTCTTCTTCTACAAGATCATCTGGTTTTTTAGGAACAATTGCAAGTGCTCCTGGAGGTTCTTCGCTTCCTCTTATATCGCCAAGTAAATCATCCAATCCTTCGGGAATATCTTCTTCCTGATCTTCAATTTCTTGTATTAAAGTTTTTGCCATGTCGGAAAGATCGTTCGTCTTCCCCATCGCAACATCATTATCAATTTGACTCTGCTCCTTTTCACTTAAGGAGTTGTAGTAATTCGACAGAAGAGAAATTTGAGCATCAGAAAGTTTATCGGTTAATTGCTTACCGAGTTTAAATTCATATGCTTTTCTTAATTTTTCCGTCTTAGTTGCCATGTTGTTGCTGCTTTAATTTTTCATCTTCAAGATGTTGTTGTAACAGCCCAATATATACATCTCTTTCCCAAGGAATCAGATTTTCAATTTCTGTTAATGAATATTTATGGTACTGCATTAAAGCAAAATTAATTCTATAGTAATTTTCAAGATCCATATGGATCATCCCTATCCGAAAAAACTGGATAAACCCTCCAGAACGACAGTACTTTCAATTTGAGTTTTTGGATTTGTAAATGTAATTTCGTGAGATAATTTTGGCATTGTTTCAAAAAACTTTTCAATTTGTTTAAATTGAATGCTATTCATCTGCTCAAGAAAATCAATGATCTCTTTTTTCGTTACATCAGAAGAAGCCCAAACTTCTTCTTCGTTATAAATTTTATCAACACAAGAAGCAATCAATTCAAACGATTGATCCACATTACTTTCGGAAATATCAAAATTACTTTTAATAAATTGATCCAAAGATGGATATTTCATTTCCATAATTAAAGAATCATCAAGTTTAATTTTATTCGTATGTCCATCCTTCCTTTGAACTTTAATATCATCGATATTAATACTAACTGAAACCGATGTTTCTCTATCATCAGGTGCAATCAAATTAACTTCAACCTGTTCACCAACAGACTTTCCACGAATATTGAGGAACAAATATTCAATATCAAATGTAGGAAGAGATTCTATTTTAATTCCCCTCGTTTGAATACAATTTTTCAATACTGCTTTAATTGCGTTTGAAATTTCTTTTGTATCCTCAGTTTCTAATGCTAAAACTAAAAGTTTTTCTTCCTTAACTAAAAAAGGCCTATATTTGATCGTCTTCCCATTTGATGGCAACTCAAGATCATAAGTTGGTGTTGTAATTGTAGGTAAAGGCATAATGTCCTATAGAAGTTTCAGTGTGATTATTTATTATGTCAATCCAGATGTTGGAATACCACCAGATCCAAATACAGGAAGAATTGGCCTTTCACTCAAAGGTAACGGAACTCCATTAATAGGTGGTACATCTGGATTTCCTGGTGCATTTTCATTTCTTACATATCCACTCGAACCAATGTTTAATCTTTCTCTTACATATCGAATATAAGAAAATGAAACAGTACATTTCAAAATTTGACTTTGATCATATGAAACTGGCATTGATACAATATTTGTAGGAAATGCATCAACAAAAGTGTACTTCATCATTGTTTCTGATGTATTCGATCTACCGGTTTTAAAATGTTGATCTTTCTCAAATTTTATAAGTTCAATTCCACCTTTATAACTTTTGGGATAATTTATTCGATAATATGCATTCCTGTTTTTATAGTCTTGCCTCGATAAAGTAGATCCTTCCCCGACAATATAATTAATCCAGCCATCAAAATATTCAATTACTTTATAATCTCGATCAACATAAAAAGTTAAATCTAAACTTTCATCATAAATTCTTCGATAACCCATTTTTTCTGTGACTCCATGATAGTCACTTGTAACATCATGAGTCGCAACTGATGATCCTGGTAAAGATGCCTCAGTACAAAGTAAATTTATGTCATCAAAATTCTGTCCTGTTATATCAGGTGCTCTTAATGTATTTGATAAAAAACTTGGCACTCCAGGCCCTGGGGTTATGGTAACTCTATAAAGAGAAGTTTGTGCAAGATTTAATAGTCTAGATTTGATATCACTTATTGTCAACTTTTCTGGGGTGATACCTGCCATTTATAAATATCTTTATGGTATATATTATGTAGTCAAGATGGGAGAAAGTATCAAGAGTAGATACAAACCCGAGAATCCTAAAAAATATAAAGGAAATCCAAATAATATTATTTGTCGTAGTAGTTGGGAAAGACGTTTTTGTCGTTGGTGCGATTTAAACGAAAATGTTTTGGAATGGGGTTCTGAAGAATTTTTCATACCATATATTTCTCCTATAGATAATCGTGTTCATCGATATTTTCCCGACTTTATAATCAAAATTAAACAAGATACTAGTGAAATTAAAACCTATATTATTGAAGTTAAACCAAAACGTCAAACAATTCCTCCCACAAAAACTCCAAAAAAGAAAACTAAAACTTGGATTAATGAAGTCAAGACTTATGCAGTAAATGAAGCAAAATGGAAAGCTGCAAAAGAGTTTTGTGATGATCGTATGATTGAATTCAAAATTATCACAGAAGACAACCTAGGAATCAAGTAATGGCAAAAGGTTTTGGAGAAGAAATTCAACAACAATCTTCAAGGATTTCCAGATTGAAAAGAAAGCTTGATGGTTCTGAAGATGCTGATGCAATTATGCTGAATATATTAGAGGTATTTAAAGATTCCGTGTTCATTCCAGAAGTTGGAAAATATTATACATTTGTCTATATTGCAAAGACTCCAGATATTACTTATGATCAACATCCCTTAGTTGCTGTTACAGAAATTCAAAGATGGGGGTTTAAAGGAATTAATTTTCACTGGGGAGCAGTAAGAAATTATACCTGGATTGAAGTTGTTGGAAAACTTCATATCGTAAGAAACAATGAAATTGATTATCTTCGTTCACTTCCATATCAAAAATTATGGAGATAAATAAGTAAAAAACCTGTGTCTAATGGCAGAACAGTCTATAACTAGAAATTGGAAGGGAATAGCAACAAAATCTGTGACTGATACTTCTACTGGAAATGTCAGAGTATTTGTTATCGGATTGCCTCCCGCACCAATCACAGGAGCAACAGAAATTGAAGTTCTTAGAACAACAGATGGAAGTAACAAATGGGAATATACTCTAACGGGGCAAGGGGCATTACTTGGATATTATAATGATAGTAACACAACTAAAATAAATACTCAAAAACTTAACCAATTAGTTTTTACTGATGCCATAAAACAATACAATAATGACAGAGCAGCAGTATTAAATAACAATGCAAATTATGCAAATGCAACTGAAGCGGAAGACAAGAGAAGATTTTTTGTTGGGACATCAAAAATACCAGGAGTTATAGATCCAGTAACTGGACAAAAAGTTGCTCCTGATGGAAAGTTAATTGATCCTCCACCACCGCCACCAACGGATCCACTAACGGATCCACCACCTGGCCCAGGTGGATCTCAACTAGATCCAGACGCTCAACTAACCCCAATATCTGATTTAGATCAAATCTCAGGAAGAGCAACAGATGGTACATTTGATACTTTAAAATATCCAAAAGATCCTGCAATTGGTGATAAGTTTGATTTCTTAAAGGTTGATGTTATAAAATATGTTCCTCCAGGACTTGGATTGGGAGGAAATTTTAATATAAAAAGATTTGATGAACCTGGGGGAAGAGAAAAATCAATTTTAGGATCAGTATTTCTTCCAATGCAACCAGGAATAACAGATTCTAATGGAGCATCGTGGAATGAAGATCCGTTAAATCCATTCCAAGCAGCACTTGGAGGTACAGCAGCAGAAGCACTTAATAATTTTGGTGGGGCTAAGTTTGCTGAGGGAGTAAATAAGATGATAGGTAGTTTTAAAACAATGGCAAAAAATATTGCCAATAACGAAAATGTCCAGCAATACTTAACTGCATACTTTGCCGGACAAGCAGTTGGTGCAAACTTTATCGCAAGACAAACTGGAGCAGTTATCAATAACAATCTTGAGTTACTTTTTAATGGGCCTAAACTTAGAACATTTCAATATAATTTTAGATTTACACCAAGATATGATAAAGAAGCAGAAGAAATCAAAAAAATCATTAGAGTGTTTAAAAGAAATCTTGCACCATCTCAAAGTGATGATGGACTCTTTCTTGCATCGCCAAATGTATTTCAACTTAAATATATCTACGGAAATACCAAAGATCAACATCCATTCTTAAATAAAATTGGAACCTGTGCTCTTACAGATATGTCTGTAAACTACACTCCAGATGGAACTTATATGACATATGGAGATGGTTCAATGACTTCATATACAGTGACATTACAATTCTCAGAATTGAACCCGATTTATCGGGAAGATTATGATACTGCGGAAGGAAAACAAGGAATGGGTTACTAAAAATGGCAAAACCTTACTTCAGACAAGTACCAAACTTTGAATACGTTAGTAGAGTTTCTGGAGAACAAAATATCTCCGACTATATTAATGTCAAAAATTTATTTAAAAAAGGTAAATTAAGGGAAGATATTTTTGGTGATCTTAATTTCTTCACAAAATATAAAATTATTGGCGATGAAAGGCCTGATAATGTTGCATATAAAATTTACAATGATTCTACATTGGATTGGATTGTTCTTCTTTCTAATAATATTTTAAACATTCAAACAGAATGGCCTTTATCTCAGAAATCATTTGATCAAGTAATGCTAGAAAAATATGGATCTTATGAAAATCTTTACTCTGGAATTCATCATTATGAAACTACAGAAATTAGAAACTCCTTGAACAACACAGTAATCAATGCTGGTTTAAGGATCTCCCCAACCTGGAAAACGAATGGAAACTTTGTTGAAATTATAAGCAATGAAATTGCAGTTATAAAATCTGGAAATGCTGTAATTCCATCAACTACAGTTGAGGTAAACTTATTTGATGGAATTGAAGGACTTCAAGTTGGAGATCAAGTTACAATTGAAGGAGTGTCCGATAGTTCATATAATGGAAAACAAATTGTTACAAGTATACTTGTTCAAGTTGAAAATTCAACAATTACATTCCAATATGAACTTCCATCTGTACCAGCAGAAGCTCTTCCTGCACTTTCTACGCCAAGAAATCAATTTGTAAGATATTCATTAGGTGATGTTTCAAATATAACTGGAAATTCATATTACTACGAATATTGGGATGAAGGACTTGGTTATTCGGTTCTTGTTCCATCGACTACTTTTGTAAGAGCAGTGACAAATTATGAATATGAAAGTCAACTTGAAGATGATAAGAGAAATATATTTGTACTTAAACCACAGTATTTAAATATTATCTTCAACGATTTAGATGATATTATGCCATATAAAAAAGGTGGTGCTCAATATGTGAACGCCACCTTGAAGAAAGGAGATAATATCAGACTTTATACTTAACTATCTGCCAATTTTTGGAAGAAAGAAAGAGCATCATCTTCATCTTCATCAGAAGAAGAACTTGAAAGATTGCTAAGTTCTTCTTTCATAGAATCAGGAACTGGAGATACTTTACTACGATTATATGATTCTTCCAGTTCTTTCATTACATTTTCTTCACGGGAAGGAGTTTGGGTATAAGATTCATACTCATCTTCTTCATTAAAAGAGGAAGATTTGGGCGTTCCTTTCTGTCCCAGAACATACTTCAGACGTTTTTCCAGATCTTCATAAGACTTGAATTGATCTGGTGCCGTGATTGCAGTCAGAGAATATTCTTTCTTCCAGATTGCTTCTAGAGCATCATCATCCTCCAGGAGAGGATTGGGACGATCAAACTCAGACTTGTCATAATTCCAATAACCATCTTTCTTGACAATCTTCAGTTTGAAGTTAGCCCCCTGCCAGAAATCGAAGGGATTGATTGGATCTTCATCATCAAACTCAGGTTGCATTGCTTCCATGATCTTATCAAAGATCTTCTTACCGAACTTATAAAGGAAAACTTTACCTTCATTTTCAGGATGAAGAGGATCCTTCACAACATAAATGTTTGCATAATAAGACAGTTTACGCTTTTGTTTACGTACAGTGTCTTTATCTACTTCACTACCAGTATTCCAAAGTTCACGATTGTATTCAGAAACAGGATCTTTTTGTCCAACAGTAGTCAGTGAGTTCTCAATATACCAACCGCCAGGGCCTTGAAATGCATGTGAATACATTTTCGCCCAAGGCATATCTTCCCCATCAGGTTGTGGAAGAAACCGAATAACTGCAGAACCAACACCAGTCTTGTCCATTTCTGGTTTCCAGAAACGATCATCAGAAGAACTGTTGCTGTTCATTTTTTCAACTTCTTTTACCAGTTTTTCGGTAAGAGAACCCAGTTTAGATTGCTTTCTAAGATTTTCAAAAGACATTTGTACCTCGTATTTGTTTGGATTTGGCCTGTGTGTACTCCATTATTCTACATGTCTGATCCAGTTGTGTCAATCCTTTCTCTCATTGTTTTAAGAAGTTTTGACATATTATTGAAGACAATTCCAATATCAATGTCAGAAGGAAATCCCATCCCAGAAGCAGACTCTAGAATACGTTTTTTCATCTCAATTGCTTCAGGATCATCAGAGAGACTTAATCGAGTATATAATACTTGTTGTTTTTTAAGTAATAACTCTAATAAATCTACATGTTTAATTTTATCTTCTGTAGTCATTTTAGGAAATTCAAATACATTATGATACACTTCTTCCTGAAGACTTGATATCTCTGTCATTTCCGATTGAACAACTTCAGAATCAAAAAAACTCATGACTCTCCCCCAATTACATTTTTCAAAATTTTTTTATAATGGAATACATCGATATTTAGAAAGGAATTATATTTACTCATACGCATTGATACAAATTCCCATATTGGATCTTTAAGTTTCTTATCAAAAATTTTTTTATATCCCAACATTTTATCAAGAATTATCATCGTCTCTAAAGATACATTTCCTTTCAAATGTTCTTTCAGTAATTTTGGATGTTTTGTTCCTTCTATTTGAAATAAACCATCAAATTGTTCTCCTGTAAAACATTGATGTGTTTCTTCCTTAAAAATATAACTTAATGATTGTATTCTTTTACGCCAACTATTATAATTACTTTCACCTTCTTTAATCATGTTTCCTATCCACTGTCCTTGTGGATCATCAGTAGAAACAAAATTTGCAACAAAAAAATCTATAATTTCCGAATCTTCCTTTTGCCTAGATAATTTTTCAAACCAATAACGATCACGTCTCTTGTAAAAAGATTGCAAACTTACACGACTCTTTCCAAGATACTTATGATAATCATAATTATCTTTCGTAAAATGATTTTTTAATGAAAGATAAGTTTTATATACTTCAAATGGAACCATTAATCAAAATACAAGTCTTGCTTTAGAAGTCTTTTTCAAAAAGTTTAATTCCATAGCTTCATACTTAATTTTTTCCTTTAATGGTTTTGAAATTAATTTTGGAACAGATTCAATATCCATTCCATTGTTTTCACAAAAATGAACTATAGCATCAATATAATTCATCTCAATATTTTCTTGAACAAGACTTTCAATTTCTTGTGAAAATCGAGATGAACAATAAAACTTTTTTTGAATCTCTTTCTGCAATTCATCTTCAGATTCACTAGTTCTGATTTTTTTATTCGGTTCCATTAGATCGAGTATTATGCTGTACAAATTCTTTAATGTATTGAACTAATAACTTAATATAATCCCCTTTATTTCTTTTGTCAAATACTTTCACATCTCCACCAGGAGTTACCATTAAAGTAATCAGTTTCTTAATGGGAATTCCTGTCATCTCATAATAAGCAGAAGCATAAAACATTTCCTGAACAAAATAATTTTCAATCCATTTTTCAGGTTTAATCTTTTCTGATGTTTTAAAGTCTATAACTGCCAGTTCCCCGTCATATTCTGCAATACAATCGACTCTACCAGCTAATCCAAAATATTCAGAATAAAGTGTTCTTTCGATTGCATGAATGTTATTTATACGATCCAAATATGGTTTTGCATAATTAAACATGATTTTTGTCATCGGCATAAACTCATTCCAATCCATTTCCAGATTCATGAGGTATGCCTGTGCAGCTTCGTGAAAATCAGTCCCTCTTGTTGTTGCTTTCTTTGTAATACGATTTGCTTCTTCAATACCAACTCTTGCTCTCCAATCAGCAAAGATTTGTCGGTTATAAAAAGAAGTTACAGATGTAATAGACGGCACCCATTCTCCATTTGGAATATTATAGAGACGGATGCCGTTTTGTTCTTTCTTGTTAAGTTCAATGTCACCGAGATAATTAT